TTCGTTTGCTCTTAAATATTGGCTTGCGGGCGAATCGGTTAAAAACTTATTAGTTGTAGATGCCCCACTAAGATACCATTGTGAACCTATTGCTATGCTTTGTGTTTCGGTAAAGTACAAATCTGTATTTTGCACAATAAAACCTTCTATCTTTAAAGTATCAACTGCTACAAATGCTGATGAAGGATAATATTCAGTAAAATCTACAATTACGTTTATTGCTGAATTTTCTGCGTTTGTTCCCACTTCTATCGAGCCTTCTTTATAATCAGATGTTAATAATTTATCGCATACCGAAGCAATATTAAATTCAAAATAATCTTTAAATGGTACTTTTGATTGTATTTGTGTAGCGGCTAAAGTATAAAATTCATCTTGGTTTCTGCGGTAACGTACTTTTAATTGAATTTGGGTTGTAATATCTGTTGAATTAGATGTAACCCTAAATATTATTGGGGTTTTAGATGAAACAGGAATACTTGGGCTAAGTAATGAAGTTATCGCCATAATTAATACAAAACTAACACTTATTTATTGTTTCTGTTAAATTCTTTTACAGCACTTTCTATTATACTATCAAAATATTTAAAGCCTACACTTTCTATTATTGCCCTTATTTCGGCCTGATTAGCGGTAACTGTATCTGTTAACCAACCTTGTTTAGAGGTGTCGCGCTGCTTATTATAACTGTGCATTCCAACTAATTTGTGTGTTTTTACTATGGCGTAAGCTAAATTCTTGGCGGTTTGCCTACTAGGTGACAACGGCTTCCCATTTTTCTTGACCATTGCAATAACAATATTCTTTTGCCTAATCCAATCTGTTAATCTTTTTATTAAGCCTTTATTGTTATTTGTTTTAGCGTAGTTTTCAGGTCTTATACCCGCATCTTGCGACAGCAAGTAACCCTTACCATAAACTTGTCCTACAAATGCGTCTACGGTCTTAAAAACTATTGTATCAAGCGAATTTATACCTTCACCAAAAGCAACGTGTCCTTGCTGTATTAATCTAGCCTTGCCTTCGTTTACTATAATGTCAACTATATCCTGAAGGCCGTCTAATATTATTCTATCTTCTGCCATTATTTAGATAACAATTCTTTATATTGGTTGTTAGCTTGTTCCCTGTTAAGTATATCCATAAAATCCCACATATTTAAAAGTTTTATATATTCTATACTTTTATATTCTTTAGACAAATCTAATATTGTTCCGTACCACCCAAACGAAGAAATGCCCGAAGTCTGTGCTGCCATTTTTTCTTTGATTCCGCCTGATTTATTAAAAATGTGAGGTCGCGTACTTCTCGCATGAGTAAAAATTCGTTCAAGCAAAAAAAAACCTCCCAAACTACGTCCATTTTTACGTCTTTTAGCTTTTCAGCCCGTTCTAGCGATTTTACTGAATTATAAACTTCGCCTTTTGGTCTGCAAAATATAGAAATAAGGTTTGGGGCTACTTCATACTTGCCGCCTTTGAATCTATCGTAATTTAATGCTAAATCAGCCGCCTCTGCAAATGTTTCTGTGTTTTCATCAGGACAAGGTACATTTACGCCTAAAACAATCCTTTCTTTGGGAATAATAAGCGTTTCACCGTCACATTCTATTTCGGTAATATCAATATGTTCCATATTAGGCGACCAATGAAGTCCTAACACAAAAACCATACAATATTTTTCGTAAATCAAGCATCTTTTTAATACAGGTATTTTATCAACTTCTTTATCTGACATACCGTACATTAACTGTATTATTTTGCCGTAATATTCAGGAAATGTTTTAAATTGGTCGGTATCGGGAATATTTAACAAATATTTATTTATTAATGCTTCATCACCGCTTATAGATACTTTGTAGTATTCTTTCAGCGTTTCGGGCATTGGTACACTAAAAATAGCCGAAGCTAAACTGCAAGGCATTTCGCCCCAATTTTCACAACCTTTGTAAGTCTTTTTATTTATCGTTATTGATACCATTAATTCAGCGACCACGCCATTATTTTACCTATTTTTTTACTCATATCCTCTATCATTCCCGTTAAAGCATCCGCAGCATCATCTTGATTCTTTTGCCCTTCAGCCCTGTGGCTTGTTACATGAAGGTAAAAATTAGGAAACTTGTGTTCCCAACCTGTAGGAAAGTAAATTAAATTGCTTACTTCATACCTAGCGTTCGCTATACGGGCTTGTTTATTGCCCATTTGATGAAACCACGTTATTTTAGTTTTGCCGTCACCTAATAGCCTTAAATCGCGTTCTACGTTTGTTGCAAATATCCTACCGCCATTGTTTGATTCAATTCGTGCTATTTTCTGATTTCCTTTGCTGTCAAAAGCTAATAACATTTTAGCTAACATTCCGCAAGTTGAATCCATACTTAGTTTAGTGTATAATACATCTGTTATGTAGCAACCAATCTCTGTTTCAATATAATTTATAGAACACAAGTAATCGCTACCCATATCGGCAGTATCGGTGTAGTTTTTATAAACCCTTTTAGTTGTTATTGGTATTGTGTCGTAAGTCTTCAGCGATTGGTACATCATTCCCTCTATTGGTTTAGGGTTCTGCATATACTGTCGTTCAAATATTATTGGGTTTTTATCCCTAATTTTTAATAATTCAGTTTTAGTTTGATAATGCGGGTAAATAGCTTCACCGTCTTCTTTGATACTAGGCAAGCAAAGCAATTCCCAACCTTCATCTGCTAGTAAGTGTCCACACAAATCTCTTTCGTGCAAACGCTGCATAATTACAATAATTGGTGTTTTTCGGCTATTTATACGGTTACTAATAGTGCTATCAAATCTAGCGTTAACCCTTTCCCTGTTAATTTCACTATCAGCGTCATCGGGCTTTAACGGGTCATCAATAATAATTGCACCGCCAAATAGATTTTCGCCTAATGCAGCCATAGCAGCTAAAAAATCATCACCTTCCAAATGGTCTATTTTAGTTTCTACAATTCCTGCACCAAACCCCGTTACCTGACCACCCGCAGCGGTAGCATAAACACCACCACTTTCGGTTGTGTACCACTTTTTCTTACTGTCGCTATCTTTCTTAATAATTACGCTTGGGAATATAGATTGAAAAGCCTCTGACTTGACATAATCCCTTGCAAATTCGCTATTTTCTAAAGCTAAATCATCTGAATAAGATAAGTGTATAAACTTGCTTTTAGGATTCATTGCAAGGCCGTAAGCAATAAACATTTTTACGGCTATTTCTGTTTTACCTAATCGTGGCTGAATATTTATTATAAGCCTATTACATTTGCCGTCTACAACATCTTGTAGTTTCTGCCAAATAGCTTTGTGGTGGTCACTTACGTTGAATTTACGATTATAAAACTCTTTATAAATATATCTAGTAAACACTTCTATACCTGTCATGCCGTCTTTGCCATGCTTACACATATATTGAAAGACTTTTAGTTCTTTTGGTGTCATATTATTACAAATATAGTTTATTTTTATAAGTTAGTAAATATTACCCAACAATTCAATGCTATCAAAACTACCACTAAACATATTGTTATTATTTTATCTTTTTTGCTCATTTTGCATTCTTTTTAAAGTGTAATTAATCAAGTCGATTTGTTCGTCTTCGTTATTTACAAAACAGCACTCCAAATATTCATCAGGCGTAAGAGTTACTGTTTCGCCTTCTGCACATATTTGTATTATATTGTTTTTTGTTTTTTCAATCCAATCAACTGCCATATCGCGAGTAATAAATACCTCAGAAAGTTTAACATTCTCATATTTTATTTTCTTAAAATATATACCGTCTGTCGTTATTATTATTTTTTGTATCATAGCGTATCAAGGCGTATTAAAATTTATTATTATACAAATTTACTATTTATTTCAATTTGTTTACTTACCTTATTAATTGCTTTATCCCAACACCTAGCAGATTGTCCGAATGATTCTTGAAATAAATCATAATACAATTCTCTAAAATCATATTTCTGCGATTCATCCCAAAACCATTCACCGTCTAAAAGGTATTTATTTATTAGGTCTAACATATCTATTCCAAATATTCTTAATAAAGTTAATTTTAGGCTTATTTAACTTACTTTCTAATTCCTTTATTGTTAATTCTAGCGCCTTGCAGCGTTTAGCGCATAATCGGTTGTTTTCACTAGCTGTAACCATTTTTCCCCTTATGCTAGATGTTAATTCTACAAAATAATCAATATTTTTTTGTAGCGATACTTTTGATTGGGCTAATAACCCCTCTAATTCTAAAATCTTTTCTGTTAATTCTTGTTTTGTTTGCTGTTTCATTTTTGTTTTATTAATTCTTTAATTTCTAATTCCCTTCTTTTTTTGTTATTGCTGTACATTGTTTTTAATAGCAATGTTTGGCTATCCACAGAACCATTGCGTTCCGCTATAATCTGATGGGCTAACGCTTCCATTTTATCTTTTATTATTTCTATTTCTTGCATATTTTTAAAAGTTTAATATTTAGTTTTATCTCTCTTACAGATTAGTTATAGGCAATAGGGCAGACGTTCTTCGTTTCAACATTTGTGGAAGAAAAAAAGAAAAAAAGCCCACCGCACCTTTAGAATAATTGTGGTTGTGATATTCTGATATTAAGTCTTTTCTCTGCATATTTACATTGTTCTTCTGATAATTCACTTCCTAAATAATTTCGTTTTTCAATTATACAAGCATTGGCAGTTGTGCCAGTTCCCATAAAGCTATCATAAATCAAATCATTTTCTTTTGTATAAAGTAACAATAGCTTTCTAACCAATTCAGTTGAGTAAGTTGCTTTATTTAAGTCCGTTGAATTATCATTATTTTTGGCAGTAATAAAGTTAAATACATTTTCATAAATAGCTTGTCCCGTTTCTCTTTCTTTCAACTTTTGCTTATTGCAGTTAAAAGTATAAAATTCGTCTTTTCTGCAAAAAACATAAATGTATTCAACTATCCTTGTCATTTTGTTATGTGATACATTATTTGGTGTTGCCATTTGCTTTTTCCATACAATAATATCAGCTAAAGTAAAATCACTTTTTCTTATCAAATCAGCAATAACCAAACTCATTAAAATAGTGTTTTCAGTTCCATAACTCATATTGTATAAAACAACTCCATTTGGCTCTAAAATTTTATTATATCCTTTAAAAATATCTAAAGTCCAATCAATATATTCATCGTTTGTTTTATCGTCTTTATAAATATCGTAACCTCTATCAGTTGAGTTTGGTCTTATGATATTATAAGGCGGTGAAGTTATTACTGCATTTACTTTACCTTCTAATCTTTTCATAGTTAGTAAGCAATCTTCGTTGTATATTTTATTTATTTCCATCTTTCTTTTTTTCTTTAGTGCTTCGATTAAACATTCTGCTAAAAATCCCTACTGCCTATAACACGGGTTTTGCGTCATTTTTTGCCTTTAACATTGGTGCTAACTTTGAACATTCGAGTAGGCAAAAAAACGAACGCAAAGCCCGAAAACGTTATAGGCAATAGGGCAGACGTTCTTCGTTTCAACATTTGTGGAAGAAAAAAAAGAAAAAAAGCCCACCGCACTCAAAACAATGAAGTTTGTGCCAAATAGGGTGCTAATCTTTTATTGGCTAATTCAACATACGTTTCGCTTATTTCACTTCCAATCCAATTTCGGTTTAATACGTGGCTAATTTTAGCGGTTGTCCCACTTCCCATAAAGCAATCATAAACCAAATCGCCTTCGTTACTCCAGCTATTTATATGGTCGCCACAAAGGTGTTCAGGAAATGTTGCAGGGTGTCCGTAAGCGGCTTCATCTTTTTGCCCAAAACCTGCACCATTAGCATATCGCCAAATATTAAACCTCATTCCGTAATCATCAAATTCAATCTTACCTTTCTTTTCTAATTCTCCATTCTTTTGTCTTGTAGATGAATTTCCAAAGCTGCTCGTCCATCTATTTTTTCTGTCTTTTAATGGATTGAATGTTTTCGGTTTCCCTTTGCTAAAAACAAACATATACTCCATTACTTGATGATAACGGTTTGAGCTTGGCATACTCATTCCAGCCTTTTCATAAATCATTGTATCGTGTAGTTTAAATCCAATTTCTTTAAAGAATAACGCTTGTCTAAAACTCGTTCCGCTTTCACTTCCATCAATGGTTGCATCTCCTACAATCCAAACCACAACACCTCCATCTTTTATTACACGATACAATTCTTTGGCAATATCCTCAAATGGAAAGCTATATCCGTTATAATCCCTCATTTCGTCATAAGGTGGCGATGTTACTACCAAATCCACAAATCCATCAGGCATCCGTTTCATTGTTTCGATATTGCTTTCGTTGTATATTTTATTTATTTCCATCCCTCTTTTTTTCTTTTTTTTCTTTAGTGCTTCGATTAAACATTTTGCTAAAAATCCCTACTGCCTATAACACGGGTTTGGCAAAAGTGGGCTGACACATTCTGCAAACTTTGAGCATCCTACAAGCCCACCTTCGCCAAGCCCGAAAACGTTATGTTAATATTTTAAACTTTTGCCACCTTACGGATAAGTCGTTTATTTTGTGAAATTTTAATCCAATCATATTTATTTTTGAATTTGTAAATGTATTGCTTGTAAGTTTTTTCATCTTTCAAAAATTTCTCAACTGGCTTAAATCCAATTGCAGAGAAATCAACTTCAAAATAATAGTGTCCGCCTCTTTCTGTTTTCCACCACCACATCATCCAAAATAATTTATGCTTCTGTAACGCTTCAATTATATCTTCATTTCCACTCCATCCGCCAGTATGTAATTCTAACATTAAAACTGGTCTTTCTTTATGTATATAATCAAATCCCCAATTTTCAATGAAGTAACTTTTGTATTCCCACATATCCCTCAATCTATCAATTAAATTATGAGCATCTTTTACATCCCAATTTTGTATTTCTTTCAATTCTTTTTCTGTGTGATATTCGCTATCGTATGCCATCGCTTATTAAAATAAATCAGGATTAGATTCTAATTGTTCTTCCACCAATCGTTCAACTTCTTTTAACGTCTTATGGTTGTAAATTCCCAACTCAAATCCGTTTATCTTTAATTTATTAATGGTCTTACACCAATATTCCGTAATGGTTGCTTGATTGGGGTCATCAGGATGGGTCGCAGGATTGTCAGTTTCAATTCTAAGTACATCGCAAGATACTTCTATCTTTACTCCTTCGCTTTCGGATAATGTTAGTTCTAATGTCTTTTTCATGTTTTGTTTAATTGTGTATGCAAAATAATAACTTTAAAATTAAACAAAAAAGTGTTTTTGCTATTTATAATCATTATAAATAAGGTGCATTTACTAATTAATGGGTGCTATTCTAATCATTGAACCCAAATATCGGTGTTATTGGTGTGTAAGTTAGTAACGCTGTAATATTACTTTTTTAAAGTTATGTAAGGCTGTGATATGTCTTTCTTAATTTCTTCTAATTTTAATTTTATTGCATCTAATTCTTTTTTTAATAGTTCTAAATCGGCAAATTGTTTTTTAAAATGTTCTAAATCTATAATCATCTTTTGTCCAATTTTTTTACATAAAAACTATAATAGTTTCCCTTGATGGATTCTTTTATTCTGAACCTCAAACGAACCATTATCTTCAATTTGCACCATACTAAAACCGTGATTCCATTTGTTAATAGGCATATATGCAGGATGTAATTCACTTAAACACCCTACACTCCAAGTAGTTGTTATCTTACCCTCTAAATCTCTTTCTGAATGTTCCGATGTCTGATGGTTATGCCCTTGCATTGCGTTTACTTTTGCTTTTAGGAATAATCCCCTTGCAATGTTTACAGGACTAAACACACCGCCTTGAAATTCGTGTCCGTGTAAGATATTAAGGTTACCTGCTTTGATTATTCTTTTGTCGGAAATAACTTCTACATTGGCTCTTTTCTTAATTATCGCCTCTAAGTTAAATTCTTCAACTCCAGTTAGTTCATTTGCCTTCATCCAAAGAAAATGATTATATCTCTCTTCGTGATTTCCAAGTTTAAAATATATCGGCACATCCCATAGCTTTTTAAGTATCACAAAGAACTCGGCAAAGGCATCTAATTCCTCACCAAAGTTTCGGGCTTTTGGGTCACGAACAAATCTACTAAGCATATGACAATCTATTGTATCACCGTTTAAAAGAATAGCATCTACTTTCCTTCCTGATACATAGTCAAAACAAGTTGATAAAGCACTTATAGAATGATAAGGGATATGAATGTCACTTAATACTAAAAGATTGTGACATTTCAATTCAAATGGGCTGTAATCGCACTCATAGGATTCAGGTAGATTGTAAGGATTCAAAGGCTTAGCATCCATAAATAATGATTTATCTTTTTGTATAGCATTTCCCGATTGTCCTAATAATTTTCTGATGTTTGACCTTACATTTTCTTCATTGGTGTATAATAATGGATTTTCTTTATAAAACATTCGTGCTAATTTCTTATTTGGATAATTAGGATATAATTTTATAAATTCTCGTAGTTGTTTTGTTTTTTCTAATTCATTCATTTCTTTAGTTTGTTAATTTCTCTATCTAAATACCACTTTGCCTTTTCCAAATCTTCAACTATTTTATCAGATTTTTTTCCTGCTCTTGAAACATATTTTACTACGTTTCCTAAATTATAACCAAAGCCTTTATCTTCTATAAAGTCAATAACCTCTATTTTTCCATCTCGGTAGTGTGATGGGTTGATTTCGTCTGTCATTTTAAAAATATATATTTTAATTTAATACCTTATTAAGTATATTGTTTATACCATTCATAATTCTTTTATGTGCGCTACTACGTCTAAAAGATTCTACTGTTTTATAGTTAAAGGTTTTTGCTATTTCTTTGTGTGATAGTTTTAATCTTTTAATGTTTTCGTATTTCACAAGTCAAATATACAATAATAGTAGCATATACTATCATAAACACCAATAAAGTGCCACACATTGGTTTACTTTAGTTCAACCCGACCGTCATTTCTAGTTTTAATAACTATTTTGATACCCCTGTAGGTCTGTTTTGTTATTTTTACTTCGGTGCAGAGTTGGTCGTACATCCCTTGCGGCATATACCAACGTGTACGGGTGCTTAGGCTTTTATTGCGCATTAGCTGAACACGCATCTTATCTTTTAGCTTAGTTACATCAATAACGGGGCGAAACAACGTAGGTCGTTCTATTTTAAGGTAAATAAGATTACTTTGTGGTGCATTGAAGCCCATTTGCCTGATGGCCGAAAGAATAACCTCCTTACTAACACCCGCAGACTTCATCTTACTTCCTATGTTAATAGCTATTCGCGGACTTTTAAATTCACCGCATTCCCGTATATGCCTAGATAATGATTGTTTTAGCCGCATTAGTAGTTATCGTCAAAATGTTTCCCAATCTCCACCACCTCGCTAGACTGCAAAGGTTCTACCTGAATTAACTTACCCGTAGTTTCCACTTCCGCCTTAGGTAATCCATACGCCCTATTGTTTAAATGTACAAAAGCCGCAATGCTATCCTTGTCATTCCCCGTTAACCCTATCTTCATAACCCGTAACGCCAACGCCTGCTCATAAGTAATGCTTTCTGTCAAAGTAGGAAACATGGCCTTAAACTCTAAATACTGCTCAGCATCCAATACCATTTCTACATTCAACATAAAACAATCTTTTATAATACTTGCCTTTTGCTGCTTAGGCTTATTTACAGGCATTAATTTATTTTCCATACAACAAAGGTACTAACTATTTATAAATTAATAACAACCGCTTAAAAATGCTAAAATCACCCTATAAACAATATACTGATAAACAATAAAGTAAACAACAAAAAAAGTTTCAAAAATTGTGCAGAATATTTTCGGGGTCACTTATAGTAGGGTTTGGCAAAAATACGTTTTTGACCGATATTTGACCGATATAAAAAAGTCTATTTCTTATTTTAAAGCCTATTTAAGCCATTATCTTTGTTTCACCCTTATAAGTATACCTAAACTATATTTCAATAGCTTAAACGGGCTACAAAGTAGTTTAAATTGAACGCTGTATACTTTTATTGATATTAATTTGTAGCTTCAAAATATAAAAGTTCTATAAATTGCATTATGTTAACTAGTAAGTAGCTAATTATTAAGCGTTTAACGTTTATATGGTATAAATTAATGAATTTAAGTAATTTTTTACCTTTATATCTTTGCGGGCAAATTTCAAAATAAAAACTAAAAACGTGTTTAAAGTCCTTTTAAGCCGTTCAAATTTATTTTAAGTGTATTAATATACCTTTATTATTTTACGTCCTTTAAATTGCTTTAAATTAGTTTATATCTCTATAGTAGATTACTATTATTAGTACTATTATTTTCGGCGAAGTCCTAGTTTTGTTTTGTTTACTTTAATAATTTATAGCTAATTAGTAAACTACCTGAATACATAATATTTATAAGGTAAAAAATTTAGACATAAAAAAAGGGACGATAAATTAATACCGTCCCTCTAATTAGATTAGAAAAAATTAAAAGAATAAATTATAAATTTTAGTTAGTTTGGTTATATTCATACTTCTTAAATCCCTTAAATTGGTTTGCATATCTTCGCTTGTTTGGTTATTTTCTTTAAAGTAAATTTCAAACTTTGTGAGTATTTCTTTTTTATCTAGCATGGTTAACGTATTTAGATATTTTTGACGGCTGCCAAAGTTCGGCACATTTGTTACAGCAATTCATATTATAGTCACGAAGATATATTGTATCTGACTCTTCTAAGCAAGATTCGCAAAAGTCCGTAAAGGTTTGTTTAATATCGTCCTTATAATAATAATCTTCATAACTATCGTAATTTTTAAAAGTAGCTATTTTGTAAGGTTTATAGCTATTATTTGAATACCAATTTTCACCGTCCCAGTGTCCACTATCTTCGTTTAGAATTATATGACTATTGTCTGAATTCAAAACTACTATTTTACTACCGAAAATATAATTTTCTATCAAGTCAATCATAGCTTTATTATTTTGCCAATTTTCGCCTAGTTTTTTAAAAATTAGTTCGTTAAAAGTGTATGTATCACTTACTTTTTTATTCATAGGTTTAATATCAATCATACCGTTATGAATAAAGGCGCTATTTTCGTTAATTTGAAACGGATGACAGTTTGTTAAATCTATTTTACCGCTTGTTGAAATTCTAAAATGAATAGCAAATTTTGAATGTTTATTCAATTTCCTTTGCTTGATATATTCATTGTAAAATACTGTAAAAAACTTTAATTCTTTAAAAATTTGTAGCCCGTCCAAATTATTATAGATTAATCCCGCTCCATGTGGATTAGAGTTCCAACAAGTTTGTAACGTTTCTTTGCTTAGTGTTCCTTTTAAGTTTAAAATTGCTATGCACATAATTTTGTTTTGTTTAATTTGTTTAATTTATTTTCTGTTTGTTTAATGTCTTTTAAAGTAGAATATACGTCAGTATATTTAATAGTCCTATCAATTAATTTTTTATATTTTTCGTCCGAATATACACTTTTTAATAATTTTGTCAATTT